GCTTTATCTTCTTGTTGTTCTAAAGATTGAATCGTATCTTGATTTGCAGAAATAACTTCATCTGCCTGTATCATAATATCAGCAAAATCTGTTTTCTTATATTCTTTTAATCGACCCGCAGTTTCCTTAATTTCATCTGCAGCAAGTTGATAAAGTTGTTCAAATACCGTAATATCTAAAAATTGCGATAAAAGATCTTTACGTTCTTTTTGAGACTTTTCAATAAAGTTATTATTATCAGCTTGTAGTGAAAATGCCGTTAAAATAAAATCATCATATGTGCCTAAGAAGCGACGAATATTTTTATTTGTTTCACTGCGTTCTTCTCCGTTTAAATTTTCTGATTCAGTATAAAAATCTACATCTACTTTAACGTGAGTTTCTTTCTTTTTATTTTGAGTACCTCTACGTTCAATGGTATATACAATGCCATTCATTTCAAAACGAAATACACCACGAAACCAATCTTTTTTATTGTTTAATACTTCATTTGCTTTGCCTGTTTTACTACATTTATCAAATATAGTATATGTAATTGCATCAAGCAAAGAAGATTTACCAGATGTATTTGCAGCAAATAAACCACAAACATCTTGTAGATTTTCAAAATTTAAAATATTGCCTTCGCCATAACTAAACATGTTATCGAATTCAAAAGATATCGGATGCCATGTTGTGTGACGTACTGACTCAACTGCTGGTAATTTAGAATTAATTGTACGGTTAATATGTCTAATTGCATCTTGTTCTTGTGTAGTTGCTTGTGGAAAGTTATTGTCAATATATTCTGTTAATAATACGTTTTGATATTCAACATCGCGAACATTGCCTATTGCAATACTAGATGATGCTGCAGTTTCAGTTGACCCCATCGTTCGTTGAATTGTTATGTCTTCTACTGCATATTTCTTGCGAATTGATGCAATAAGTTTTTTCATATCTGCTGCACTAGTGCCGTTGAATTTAATACGAACTCTAGGACGCTTTGGCATTTTTGCAGGAGCATTAATAATAGATGCACCTTGAGTTTCAATTGTTACGTAACCATATTCATTTTCAATTTCATGAAAATCTGCAGTTCTTCGTTCTACATCCCAAACTAATACGCCATGTATAAGAGCTTCGCCATGATTTTGTTGAATTAATGAACCCGGATATGCAATAGTACGTGCGTCATCTAAGAATTGAGCTGGTTTATGAATATCCCCTAACAATGTAATATCATGACCTGCAAATAAATCAACACCAACGTGCTCATTTGAAATTTGATAGCCAATATCAGTTCGAGCAGTATTTACTGCACCATGATGTAATGCAATTTTATATTCAGCATCAAATTCATTGGCACGAATGTAATCTGCAGGTGTTTTATCAACAGCCATATGATTCCATGTAACGCCTCCTAATTCAAACAACCCATTTTCTTTGATAAAATGAATATTAGAATTTTTTATCACATCTAATACAGGACTAATTGCATCCACACGATGCATATTGTTTAAATTCATGTCATGGTTACCTAAGATAACAATGGTAGGAATTTCGAATCCATTAAAGAAGTCAACTAACATTTGAACTAGCTCCGGAGACATATCTAGTTTGCTATGTACAATATCACCTGTAACAACTGCAATACTATTTCCAGTAGAATGCATTGCAATAAAATCAAACATACGTTGAAATACTTGTCGGTATTCTTTATGTCGTTTCAATGTACGAATATGTACATCTGAAATATGAAAGATTTTATCTATCTTTTCAATGTGTGTATCTAGTTTTTTTATGTCCATAACATGTCCATTTTGAGATGCATAATACCCTCAAATGTTAATATATCAGTTTCATTTAATATTGCTCGTATGCGTTCGAATCCTAATTCAGATGCATCAGCATCTTGCAATTCAACAAAGTATACATTAAGACCTTCTGCCATAAAACGTTCTGCAATTTGAATAGCATTCTTTAAAGCATCTGCATCAAGACAAATATAAATGTCTCGTACTCGCTTTTCAATAATTTTCTTTTGCAGTGCCGGTTGAATAATTTTACCAAATAATGGTATTGCATTGCGTTTTATTGCAATTGCATCAAATGCACCTTCACAAAGTATGATTGGCTCATTCCAATTTATAGTTAAATCAAAACCAATTATATCTTTAGAAATTTTAGGATTTTTATGCTTTTGTTTATCTGCTTTGTAAAAAGCTCGGCTAACAAAATAATTTAATTGTCCAGCGTCATCATAACTAGGAATAATTATTTTACCGGAATATTCTCCAGATTCACAATAACCAATTCGATACTTTAAAATATCAAACATTGTAACTCCACGATTCTTAAGATATGCAATTGCATTGCGATAATCAGGAGTCTTTTTTGGTTTCCATAATGGAATATAATCTTGCGGCAATTGTATGCTAGCATTTTCTCGTTTAGTTTCTGTTTGAGTTTTATAACGAGATGATTGAATGATTCTTGCAAGTTGTTCATGATACTGCTTAGGCAGATTCATTTGCTTAAACAAACTAGAAATAGAACGACCTTTTTTGTCCGATATCCAACAATGCCATGCATTTTCACCATCATGAGTGGTATTGATATCAATTTCTAATTTCGGCTTGTAATGTGAAGTAAATGGAGAGAAGAACGCAATATTATTACCAGATGTAGATTTACCTTTACCTAATACTGATTCAAGTAATTGCAATAACTTAAGATTCTTCATTATTTAAATAATAATAAAATTCTGTAAGGAATCCAATTAATATTAATATTATTAAATATATTATTGGTTAAGCACATACATTACATTCCTGGCTTAACGATTGAATCAATAAATTCTTCAATCTATTAATTAAATAAATTTCATCAATACATGAACAATATATTAAAAATATTTCACAAATCAAAAGAATTTCTTAACTATTTTTGGTTCTTCGCCTTTTTTCAAACATTCTTCTAGCCATTCCGTAGGAATATCTTTCTTAGCAACATGTTTAATTCCTAACTTCATAGCGTATGCTTCATATGTAGTTGGCGAACCTTTTGTAATTTTTTGTCCTGGATTTTGAAATACTATTCTAATATCAATTCCAGGATTCGATGCTAATACATGTTTCATTTTAGTACGATCAATTGTAGTCCATCGTCCTTTTGTTTCGATATACATGATTTCACCATTCTGTTTTGTAAATACAAAATCAGGAGTATATTTTGCTTTGCGTTCTGGTACTATATATTTTAGTGTTTCTGTCTCATAATTCAAAGGATATTCTGTTTGATTTATTTGCATTGACACGGATAATTCTAAGCCAGATTTGTAACCATGTTTTAAGGCATTAGCTCGTTTTGAATTTCCAGAACTATGAAAGTGATTTCGTTTCATAACTTATTCATTATTTTTATTTTTAGAATTTATTTAATCCAAGCAGCATTTTTACGCTTTCCACGTGGTTCACCCCATATTTTGTTTTTATATGCTGATAAAACCATTTTGTGAATTTCGTCATTTGTAAATTTTGATTTTAACGTTAATGCAACCGTACTAGGTTTGTTTTTTATTTGTTTCAGATCAACATTAGAGAATATATTTTTAAGATATCGTACGTTCGCAAATTCATCCCAATCCATGTAATCGAATCGATCACCCTTAAACCAATCTTCATATGATTTATAATCAGGCACTGATATTGATTGTAAATATTCCCATGACGTTGACGATGCATAGTTTCTAGATAACCAATATTCATACGCTGCGCTATTTGATTTTCTAGTACCAGACATTTTAAATAATATTCGATATATTACATCACAATACTTAGCCATTTCTACCGGCGTCATTCCGTCTCGATTTGTCATTGAAAACTTTACGAATACGGTTTGCATACGTTCTTCATCCCAATTGGTATAACGTCCTAATTTAGATATGTTTTCATAAAATTGTACTGCATTTTGAATCAATTTAAACTGTTGTTGTGCGTATTTAGCAGTTGCATTACTAGATGTATCATTTCCTTCCGTGTCATCTTTTTTTACTTTCGGGCCAGTAACATATTTTTTTAATTTAGGATCATATCCATACCATTCATCACCTTCCGGTCTACCCCAAGCATCCGTTTTCACTTTAGGAGGATCTGGTTTTAGTGGCTTTGGCTTCGGCGCTGGTTTTAGTTTCGAATCATTTGCAATTGGCTCTGCTAGTACTTGTTGTTCTAACGCATCCCAATCAACTACTTGCTCAAATATTATTTTTGATTTCATTATCGTATCTTTTCAATTAATTCCGAAGTTATATCAATTCTATCACTAGGTAAGCCAGCAAGACTTCGTATTACTCGTACACCATTGATTAAATCTTCGGAATAAATACCTGTTTTTGATTGTAATTCTTTATACCATTCTTTATTTACCGGGGCCGGCCCATTTTTACTG